AATAAACCTAGTTGTTCGAATGTGAAAGATGATACTCTCAATAAACCTAGTTGTTCGAATGTGAAAGATGATACTCTCAATAAACCTAGTTGTTCGAATGTGAAAGATGATATCAAATCTCGCGAGATACAGGAAGTTCCTAAAGATCCCAAAAATAAAACAGATGAATTAGTAAAAGAAGATTTTCTCAGTTTAGTTAATGACATGGAAAATATGTCTGCTACCCTCAAGAAAATAAATAGAAATTTAGCAGGACGAAATAATACGGAAGTGTTTGCTATGTTAGAAAAATTTGATAGATTTCTACATTCAATCAAAGTAATCATCCATGTGATTTAATGAAAAATAATTGAAAAGCGTGTTTCAAAAAATACATATAAGAACAAGAATTACAGATGACAACAAAAATGGAATTGAACAGCATATTCAAACTGGTTACCAAATCAGGTTATTCGTCTATTGATGTTGTGAAGAAAGCTATTCGAAGATACGCACTTATGGGTCTTGCAAAAGAAATGCTAGGTGCAGTATCTGAAATAGATGTTTTTGCTGATTATTGCTGTGAAAAAGATCGTGCAGTTAAAGCTATTCGGACAAATATGATTAATTGTCTCAAAACGATCCTTTTTGAGGAAGTGTCATTTGAAAATCCACTAGTGTTTTCTACTGTGTGTCAAAGAATTAAAATTTGGGAAGATGATGGTAGAACTGATCGAAAAACATTAGCTGATATTGTCGCTATCATCTCACATGCAAAAAAATTAAGACTACCTATTTATTTAAAATTTAAGTATCTTAATTCTGAATGCAAAATCACAAAGAGTGATTTTCTTGATGGTATTGATAATGGTGACATTAATTGTCTTGAATGGATTTTTCACAATGATAAAGAGGCTTTGGATATGTTGGATGAACAAGATTTTCCTGAAAAACATATAATTTATCCCATGATTAAATCTGAGTGGAAGCGTTTAAAACCTATTAAAAATAGAAAAGGTCGTGCTGAAAGATTCAGTTTCATAATTGTTCCTTGGCTTTGGATATTGTATAATGACAAAATTAATGAGATTGATATTCAAACGACATTTTTTACTTCGAGTGATATTCAATTGACATATGAAAAAACTGATATTATATTTGACATCGGTGAAATCAGTAAAGTAGAGAACGAAAGTGATGAATGGAATTTTGAAGATCTGAAAAATAATTATAACGTTTCGGATAAAAAGAGTAAAGAATGTAAACCAAAACGTTTGAGAAGAGGGGCGATTAATACATCTGCAATTCAAGAAATAAATATTAATGTGGATGATACTGTTATTATACCAGAAGATGTATATGTAGGCCGTTTACCTTATTCACGTATAAATATCAATGGTGAAGACAAGATCATTAATCCAGCAAATAAGGGTCTAAATTATGGTATGGATTATTATTACGTTGATAATCAGAAACCACTATTTGGTCTCAATAATTTTAATATGCAAATACGCAAAATCCGAGGTAAGAAAATGGTTATGAATCATTACATTGGTCTAAATGAAAAAGGTAAGAACGTTAGGAAACAAAAATATACATGGGAAGATTGTGAAGAGGGTCAAATTATTGTGATCATGGATAACGTAGATATTACAACCACATTACGGAATAACAAAGACATTCTGAAAAATGAAACAATGTATAGAGAAATACTTAAAATTCGTCTTTTTAATGGTTTCTTTAGGACGTCAGACAATATACTACGCAATATAGTTATTATAGATGACAAATTATGGGGGATAAATGAGAATGATATATACGGAAGACGTAAAAATGTGTTTTGTTATAAAGAACCAATGAAGAAAAGTGAATATTTAACTGTTGAACTAGTTGAAAGTGTTCTAGATGAATTAAATTTTGATGCACATGCTCAAACACTCATTAATGAAATGCCAAAATATTTTCCTACTTCATCATGTAACTATTATGAAAATGAGCTTCGGAAACGATTAATTAATTATAAGGAAATAGTCATGAAAGAACTCAATTTAATTTAGGTTTTTATAGTGCTTTCTATACCGAAAGGTATAGAAATTGATTAGTAAGCTATAAGATTGATACTTAAAAAAAAGAATCATGTCTACTGAAATGTTTGTATACGATTGGGTAATCGAATCATACGATTCAACGATTATTCGAGTATATGGAATATCCGCTGAAAATAAAACAATATGTCTTCGCATTGAAAATTTTAAACCATATGCATATATTAAGCTTCCAGACGATACAGACAGTACAGCGCAATCCGTAAGAGACTTTCTTTTACGGTTAATTACACCTCCGCTTCAAATAACTGAAATGAAAAAGAAACATCTATATAATTTACATAACAAAACTGAAAATGGATCATTCTTTTTTGTAGCATTCGCTTCTAAAAAACACATTACTGATATGGTATATCAGTTGAAACGTGGTGTTTTATTAGGTGGAAAAATGGTTAGTCTAGATATTCACGAGATAGCTGCTAATCCAATCCTTCAAATGACATCATTACTAGATATTCCTATGGCTGGTTGGGTGGATTTTTCGCAGAAAATAATAGTAGATGAGAGTGAACGTGTTACGGTTTGCGATGAAGAATATATTATAAAATGGAAAAAATTAAAACGGTCTGATCGAATAGATTTGGCTGTTCCTAAATGTATGGCTTTTGATATGGAGGTAAATTCTGTAGCTATGAATCAAATGCCGAGTGATAAACCAGGTGATTGTATTTTTCAAATATCATGTGTCATTACGGAAAAAGATAAAGATCGTCGTAAAATTCTTCTTAGTCTGAAAGCATCCGATATGAACCTTTCAGAATCTAAATTACTTGATGGTGTTTCAGTACGTGTTTTTGACACAGAAAGAGAACTATTGGAAAATTTCATGAATTTTATCGCAGAAGAAAAACCTAACGTTATTACAGGTTTTAATATTTTTGGGTTCGATATAGAATATGCTATCAAACGAGCAACACGATTTTTTCTGATTGATGATTTCAAGCTTGTAGGTTTCAATAAACAATCACCTGCGCGTATTGAAGAGGTTAAATGGTCATCTAGTGCATACAAAAATCAGGTCTTTAAATTTATCAATTGGGAAGGTATTCTTTTGCTTGATTTATTGCCTATCATAAGACGGGATTATAAATTAGACACCTATACACTGAAAAACGTAACATCACATTTCCTCAATAACAATACTAAAGATCCTGTAACATACAAAGATATATTCAATGCATGCAAAACACGTGAAAAGATGGATGTGGTTGGAAAATATTGCATTCAAGATTCTGATTTATGTATTGAATTAATGAATCATCTTCACACATGGGTTTCTCTGTCTGAAATGGCTAAGGTATGTAATGTATCAATGTTTACTTTATATACCCAAGGTCAGCAAATTAAATTATATTCACAAGTATACAAATATTGTCTGAGAGAAAATATTGTAGTTGACTCAAATGGTTATGAAGCGGCTATTAATGAAAGGTTTCGAGGTGCATATGTCATAGAACCAAAACCAGGCTTTTATGAACGAGTAGTACCACTAGATTTCAGTTCCTTGTACCCTTCTTTAATTATTGCTTACAACATTTGTTATTCGACAATCACCGATAACACTACTCCAGACGATCAATGTAATATATTTGAATGGGAAGATCATCTAGGTTGCAAGCATGATCCTAAGGAAATAAAAATTAAAGAATTGAGTGAAAAAATCGATGATATAGGTGAAAAGCTAATCATTCTCAGAGCGCGTCGTGATGATATTAAGGCGAATATGTTACCTGCAGGAGTAAAAGTGAAAGATGAAAAAAGCAAAATACAAAAAGAAATTGATGAACTGGTTCTCTTACAGAAACCATTCAGAGAAGAACGACAAGAATTGAAAAAAACTAAGTTAGTCGATAAATTAGATGATGATGGTAACAAGATTAGTGGAATAATGTGTGCAAAAAGATTTTATCGTTTCCTCAAACCTAGCGTTAAGAAAGGAGTAATTCCTACAATTATTCAGAATTTGCTTGATTCACGTGATAAGGTAAAAAAGCTAATGAAAACATGTGATGATATTCAAAGAATTGTATATGATAAAGAACAGCTTGCATATAAGGTATCTGCAAACAGTATGTATGGTGCAATGGGCGTGAAACGGGGTTATTTGCCATTCATGCCTGGTGCAATGTGTGTAACATATGCTGGTCGCAAAACACTTGAGAAAACAGTAGAAATAATTCAATCAGAATTTAATGGTATTCTGGTATATGGCGATACAGATTCGAACTATGTAACATTTCCTCATATTGCAACGGTAGAGCAGACGTGGGAATGTGCAATAAAAGTAGCTGAAGGTGTCACTAACTGGCATGAAAATGGAGTACGTGTTTTCCCTAAACCAATCAATCTCGAATTCGAAAACACTATATATGAGAGATTTTTAATATTATCCAAAAAACGTTATATGTTTCAAGAGATTGATAAAAATGGTCTCTTGAATAAAAAAATAGGTAAAAAAGGTGTTATCCTTGCTAGACGTGATAATTCTCAAATCGTTAGAAATGTTTATGAACATGTAACGTCCATGGTTTTTGATAAGAAAAGTAAGGATAGTATTTATGAATATGTTAACAATGAGGTTAGTCGCATATATGACAATAAAGTAGATTATAAAGATTACGTGATTACAAAATCTGTAGGCGATTCTGAAGGTGATGTTGATGAGACAGGTAGAATGGGGGATTATAAAATAAGAGAACTACCTTCAAATCCTGAAGAGAGGGAAAAGATTTTAAATGGTAGAGATGAAAAAGAATTCTATATTTCGTGCTGTCCAGCACAAATCCAATTGGCTGAACGTATGAGGAAAAGAGGAGTTCCCGTAGACATTGGTTCTCGTATAGAATATGTAGTTACCAAAAAAATAAGAGCTACAACATTGGGGAAAAAGATAGAAGATTACGAATACTTTAAAAGACACTCTGATCTTCTGAAGATCGATCCTAAATATTATGTAGAAGCAATGATCAATCCTTTGGATCAAATCTTTAAAACTATAGGTTACGGAGACATGATGAATTCCATTAGTATCAAATGGAATAAAATATCAAATGAACGTGAAAATGCAAATAGACCTAATTTCTTAGTATAACATTCTTTGAGGAAATCCTTTACCGAAAGGTAAAGGATTATTTTAATAACATGCGTACTGGTTTGAATGTTTTTCTATGTTCTGGTAATGGTCCGTATTCATTAAGCGTTTGTATATGTTGCCGGGTTGGGTAACCTTTGTGTTTACTGAACCCATATTGAGGATATTTATTATGCAATATTCTCATTTGATCGTCTCTATACACTTTGGCCAAAATAGATGCCGCACTAATGACCGGTATTTTAGCATCTCCTTTTACAATAGCTGTACAAGGAATATTGATATTTGGAATTTTATTGCCATCAACTAAAACATTATCTGGTTGTAAATTGAGAGATAAAATAGCTCTTTTCATGGCTAACAATGATGCTTGTAGAATATTTAATTCATCAATTTCTTCACGTGTTGCTTCACCTATAGCCCAAAACATAGCTTTCTGTTTAATTTCCTCATTTAAATATAGTCTCTTCTTTTCTGATAAAATCTTTGAATCTGCAAGGCCTAATATTGGTTTCAATGGATCTAAAATTACAGCGGCCGCTATAACACTACCAACAATACAACCTCGTCCAGCTTCGTCTACTCCTGCGGTTAATATCATTTGTTATTGTTTCCTACATTTTAAATGAATCTACAATGTAATCTACTCCAAGAGGTTTTAAATATACTGATTTGAGCATTTCACTGGCTATTAAATACTTCACCTTTCCGTAAATATCATATATAGGATCCGCGTTCAAAATCATTGCTTTCCTTTCAGAAATTAATCTTTTAAAATGAGGTGTTAGATTAGGTAATGGTTTGTGATAGCTTGGTTGATCACCTTGTTTTCCTCCAAGAAACATTCGAAAGACGTCCTGTATGTCCGTATAAAATTCCATTGCGGGATATCTTCCAAAATCAGTAAGATTTATAGGCTTCGTCGCTGCTGTCATCGTGGTAATTAGATTATGTGTCCCTCTTTCAGTTGTGTTCCTCCATTTTCGTTCTCTCATACCAGGCATAGCAATTGGTCTGAAATAATATTTCTCTCCAGCGGTTATTTCATCAAATTCCATAACCTCTGCGTTTCTAGTTCCACAATTGCCGTGTGAAAATAGAGGGGAAAAGGATTCAGAAACTCCAAAATCTCCTAAATAAGCAACTAAACCAACATTTTTAACTAAGAATACTTCTTTATCAATAATATATTTGAAAAACCCACCAGCTTTTATTCGTTTAATGAAAATATTTGTCGTCTTAATATCTCTATGCCATATACCATAGAAACGGTGAATTGCATGGCATGCAATCAATAATTGATATAAAATACTCACTTGACTATCAAAATCTTTAAGTGGCACATTACTTAAATTATTATCCGCTGATTCCATAAACATAACATAACATGAGGATGATTTAGCCTCAACATCAAACAACCGGTTAACCTTACATCCATCACACATGGCCATATTATAAGTTAATGCAAAATTAGGACATTTATGACTCGTGAGAAGATTATTCACAAGATCTAACATCCTATTTTCACGAGGATATGATTTTGTAATTTTTTCCCACCATTTAGTTGTTTTTGAAGCATTTTGTTTTAATTTAACCAAATCTTGTCCAACAAGATAAGCTTCTTTTACGACAAGATCGTCGTATGATGCATCACCTGTTTTGATATCTGCTCTATATACTTCACCAAATGTACCTTTTCCTATACTAACAATATTGACAAAATTCTTTCTAAATTTAGGTGCGTTAGCACCAGACATGCACATATCCCATTGAGATGAATCTATCTTTTTCAGACTCATATTTATACGATATCCTTTATCAAGACGTTCTTGTAATGTAAAACCATCTGATGGTTTAATTTCTTCAATAGGTAGTCCTAAAGGTGCTCGATTTGGTTCTACTCTTGGTGTTTTGACTACTTCTTTTTCCATTAATCGTTGAATTTTATCTCGTATTTCTTCATCTGTATATTCCTGTTCCGGATTACCTACCAACCAATCGATAAAACTAATTAAATTTTTATCTTCAGAATTAACATCATCCTTTTTGTTTGTGAATGTCTTAGTAAGAGGACCACATTCCTTAACATACTGGTTATATACAGGTCCATTAATTTTTATAGTTCTTCCAGTACGTGGATTAATTACTGGATTATTATTCCATTGAATGCATTCTGGTGAAAGATGTCGTGGTAATCTCTGACGACTACCTCTGGGACTACCTCTGGGACTACCTCTGGGACTACCTCTGGGACTACCTCTTGGACTACCTCTGGGACTACCTCTTGGAGAATGAGCAACAACACTACCACATTCATCTTCTAATTTTCGATACGTAGGTCCATTAATTTTTATTACTCTTCCAGTTTCTGGATTAATATTAGGTCTATTATGCCATTCTATACATTTCAGTGAATATCGACTGCGAATACGACGAGGGGATCCATCAGAACATTCTGTTTTTAAGGCGGCGTAAACTTTTCCTGTTGGTTTTATACTTCGACCAGTTCTAGGATTAACTAATTTATTCAGTTTCCATTTATCACATATATCCATTTTATATTACTATAAATAATTCAACATATGATCGATCTAAACACCTTAGGTACTCGATTTGGTTCTACTCTTGGCGGTAGAACCATTGAATTTTATCTCGTACTTCTTCATCTGTATATTCCTCTTCACGATTGCCTATCAACCATTCGATAAAACTAACGAGATTTTCATGTTCAGAATTATCGTCACTCTTTTTGTTTGTGAGTGTCTTAGTAAGAGGACCACATTCTTTAACATACTGGTTATATACAGGTCCATTAATTTTTATAGTTCTTCCAGTACGTGGATTAATTGTTGGATTATTATTCCATTGAATGCATTCTGGTGAAAGATGTCGTGATAATCTCTTACGACTACCTTTAGGACTACCTCTTGGAGAATGAGCAACAACACTACCACATTCATCTTCTAATTTTCGATACGTAGGTCCATTAATTTTTATTACTCTTCCAGTTTCTGGATTAATATTAGGTCTATTATGCCATTCTA